AACATGGAAGAAAATGTTTGGCTGATAGGAGCCGTAAATGGCAGTTAGAATACAGATGCGTCGTGGTACCACGGCACAGTGGGCTGCAGCAGCAGGTACAGCTAACGCTGTACTAGCAGCAGGTGAAATAGGCGTAGACACCACAAGTAAACAACTTAAAGTTGGTGATGGTACAACTACTTGGGCTTCTTTACCTTTCTTTAACTCTGGTACCATCACTGGAGTTGTAGCTGGTACTGGTCTAACTGGAGGTGGAACCTCAGGATCGGTAACACTTACCGTTTCTACGTCAGGCTCAACTGGGTTAGTTACACGTGGAACATTAACAACTAAAGGCGACATCCTGGTTGCCACAGCTGCAAGTACACCCACCAGATTGGGTGTTGGTACAAATGGTCAAATGCTGGCAGCTGATTCTAGTCAAACTACGGGCCTTACTTGGGTTAACGGTGCTACAATCGCCGGAACAGAAACATTAACAAATAAAACACTAACCAGCCCCACCATAAACAATGGGACTATATCCACAGCTACCGTTACCAACCCAACAGTTAGTACTGGTACGTTTACATCACCATCTTTAGTTACACCAGTATTTACCTCCCCCATAGAAGTATGGAACGTTGTAGGATCAGCTCCATCAGCTGCTCAAGATATCAACGTAAAGACTTCTACAGCATGGTTGTACACCAGTAACGCAACTGCAAACACTGTTTTAAACATACGTGGGGATGGTTCAACAACCTTAAACTCCATGCTTTCTAACAACCAAAGCATTACGGTTGCTGTTGGTGTAACAAATGGTACAACTCCTTATTACCCAACTTCTTTAAAAATTGACGGCACAACCATCACTGCAGTTAAATGGCAGGGTGGAACGTCTCCAACAACTGGAAACGCAAGCAGTATAGACGTGTATGCTTATACAATAGTAAAAACTGCTACTAACACATATACGGTGCTTGCCTCACAGACTAAGTTTGCGTAATGCCCTTAATATCTACGTTTTCCTCTGGGTCATCTCGTTCCCTTGGTTTGGGTAGTGGTATTAGACCTGGCGCTCCAACTATAACCAGTGTTGATTATCTTAATGGTACTACTGGGGGGCGTTTATCAGTCTCTTTTACGGAGGGAACAACAGGTACTACAGTTACAACTGACTATCAGTACTCAACTGATAATGGTGTAACGTGGACAACCCGTTCTGGTACTGCATCACCAGTAGTAATTACTGGTCTAACAAACGGCACAAACTACACTATAAGACTACGGGCTGTAAACTCAATTGGCCCATCAAACGAATCCAACTCAATAGTTGGACGTCCAGTGGCTCTACCAGCAGCGCCAACTGTCGCTGTTACCACACACGCAACCGACCTTGGTAAGATAAACGTAGTTGTAACAGCCGGAACAGCAGGAACAGACAACTCAAACGGTTCTACACCATATGAGTATAGTCTTGATTCAGGAGCTAACTGGACTGGTGTGTCTTCAGCTAACTTCACTATAAGTGGATTAGCTAATGAAACTTCTTATACTGTTACTGTCAGGGCAATAACCACAAACAACGACCGATCTACTAGTGGTAGTGGTAGTGGTTCTACAATGGCAATTGCTCCAGTTATACCCAAACCTACTAGCTCAATTAGTGGAACAACTGTAACGGTTTCTTGGGGTGCTATAACAGACGCCAACAGCGGAGTTGCATCAGCAACCCTTTATGAGTTGTTTATCGGAAGCACTAGTGGGTTTGTAGGGGGGTCAAGCTACTCAATACCATCTAATCAATGGTCTGGTGGATCTACTACATTTACAACACCATCTAATAGACGGACCACACCTACTAGTGAAAGTTGGCAAGTTACTTACTACATAATAGCTACTGACAATGTTGGAAAATCTGGTCAGGGAGAAGCAGCAACCAATAGGTGGACTAAACCACTTGGTACATTCTATATAACGGCCTCTAGCCACGGTACATACGGATCATCAAGTGGTTGGCGTAATGATCTTGGAAACTATGGAAGCATATTTGCTGGTTGGTGGAATACCACATATGGTTACCAATATGGACACTGGTTTTATGGATCAAATGTTTACAACACAGCAAAAGGTTTTGTACCAGACACTGCAACAATTAGAACATACAGAAGCAGTGCTGATGGATGTACTGGAGCAACAGTAGCTTTTGCTACGCATAACTACGCTTCTCAACCTTCTGGTGCTGCAGCAAATAACATTACATATTACTCTACAGGTACAGAACAATCTCAAGGTAATGCTAGAGAGTTTGATTTAAGCGCTGCAACGCGCGGTCGTATGGCAGTTGATTCCAACTTTGGTATGTTTGTGTATCCGGGTTATTCCAATGGTGATATAAACAGTACGGCAGCTACAACATGTGCCAACGGTACCACTTACAGAATATTTGATTCTCCAGGATCGGATGTAAACTCAGGTCGTTTAACACTTGTCTACAACTAAGGAGTAGTTTATGGCTAATGAGCCCATGGACCCAGAAACTCGTAAAAAATTAGCTGCTCTAAAAAAACGTAGAGGTTTAGGCAGAAGTTTAGGAGAAATCTTAGAGGAACAAGAACCATCAGAAGTTCTTGGAAAAACTTTATTTGCTGATACTTCAGAGCCCTTTACAAGCACAGCTGACCCTGATGAAGGGCTAACAATAACTTGGGATAAGTTATACCCGCAGTACTTTAATATGATTAATATAGTAGAAACTACTACTTATTACCAAGGGCCTAATCGCAGCAGTAGAGTTAGGCGTTTTAAATTTTCTACAGATGCACCAGTTACAATAAACAACCAAAAAGCATTAGAAGCTGGTACTCTTGAGGGTGTCGTAATAGTTGAGTTTATTAAAAAAGCTACTATTTGTGAGTATGGGCCAATGCCTATAAAAGACTTTATAGAGTTTAAAGATTCGGTAAGTCTTGGTCAGGCAGTAACCGAAATATTAGAACCTCACACTTTTAGGTATGTATAAAGTAAGGTTAACAAATGATATTAATAATTGTAGTATTAGTAATCCTAAGCTTGTGTCTGTATCTCTTGTTTAGGGATACTCTCAATAGACTTCAATATATAGGGCCTGTTTATTGGATAACACGCGATAACACACCAAAAGGAACACCGTTGTTATCTATTGGTTTTATGAGACAAACAAACTTTCCCTGGAAGATTGGAAAAGGTATACAAGTTAGTTTACATAAATACTCTTTTCAACTTGGTATTTGTAAAAAATCAAACCATTCTGATGAAACAGAAGGTATCCTGGGGGCCCTAGGTGGTAGGTACTTAGATACGTCAACAAAAGATATACGGGAGTGGTAATGTTTTTTAAAAAAGAACAACAAACAAAAACTGTTAAAAAACTTCCTAGGATTGAAAAAATGGATACACCATCCATTATTAACTGGATGGATTTGACCATAATGAATCTTGGTCAAACTTTTGATAATTGGCGATACAAAGATCTCCCAGAGGAGGAAGTATCTCAACATTTGGAGATTGTAAACGGACTTTGGGAAGAACTTTTGAGTAGAAAATCAAATTTGAACAACAAGTAGTGTATTATTAATCGCATAGGAGATAACTAATGGTAAATCTAAATAAACGAGACAAAGAAAACCCTCATCCAAATAGAAAAGCCTTGTTAAGAGGGAACGGAAGAGATCGTGAGTACCTACACGAGTTGGTCAAAAGTATTAACCACCTTGGGTACGAATTTGGTTCTGTGTCACAAATAGTCTCTGGTGAACCCGAGGATTACGGTTACCTAGTTAGCTTGCCAGATTTGTTCTATTTAATTGACAGAATTGCAGAATCTATCGGCATGCCAAAAAAGCCTCTAGACATCCCCAATCAGGGAATACTTTTTACTGACGAAGAAGTATAATTAAGTAATGCAACAAGTAGCAGAAGAAGGTTCAATACCTGAAGATATTGAAGCTCTAGAGCTTGACGAAACTTCTCAGGAGTTTATTGATCAATTAGTTATGAAACTTATACTCTTTACCGAAGAGTTTTGTAACGTAACCTTTTTCCCGTATCAAATACCTATTGCTTATCGGATGATTGAATCAATAGTAATTGGTGATGGTGAAGAGATAACACTTGTAGCTACCCGTCAGTCTGGAAAGTCCGAAGTTTTGTCAAACGTTTTGGCATCGATGATGGTGATTCTTCCTAAGCTTTCAAAGGTGTACCCAACATGGTTGGGTAAGTTTGAAAAAGGCTTTTGGTGTGGGGTTTTTGCCCCGGTTGAAGACCAGGCCGACACCGTGTTTAGTCGTATAGTAAACAAGCTCACTAGTGATCATGCAATGGATTTCTTACTTGACCCTGAGATTGACGATAAGGCTACGTCTGGCGGGTCCCGAGGTAAGGGCAGGATCATAAGCCTTAAGCATTCAGGCTCTCTTTGCCGTATGCAAACTTGTAACCCAAAAGCCAAAATTGAGTCTAAAACATACCATTTTGTGCTTGTGGACGAAGCTCAGGAAGCTGACGAGTTTATGATTACCAAATCAATCAAACCCATGTTGGCGTTCAATAACGGAAGCATTGCATTAACAGGCACAGCTACCAGGAATAAATCTTATTTTTATAAGATGATTCAATTTAATAAACGCCGCGATGTTAACTCTCGTCGTAACCACAGACAATGCCATTTTGAATACGATTGGAAAACGGCAGCAAAATACAACGAAAACTACGCAAAATTCATCTCTAAAGAAAAGATAAGAATCGGAGAAGATTCAGACGAGTTTCAAATGTCTTACTGTAACAAATGGATTCTAGAAAAAGGAATGTTTGTTTCAGATGAACGTCTATCACGTATGTACGACCAGTCTATGGGCCTTGTAAAACAGTGGTGGAGAACACCAGTTGTTGTTGGCATTGACGTAGCTAGATCAAACGACTCAACTGTTGTGACAGTTTGTTGGGTGGACTGGGACCATCCTGATGGTTTTGGGTTCTACGAACATCGAGTTTTAAATTGGTTGGAGATCAACAATGAAGAATGGGAATCACAGTATTTTGAGATTATTGATTTTCTTCGTAATTATAATGTTTATAGAATTGGTGTTGATGCCCAGGGTGTTGGAGGTGCTGTAGCCGAGCGCCTACAAATACTTCTTCCAAAAATAGAAGTGCTAGCAGTAACTTCTGACGCCAAAAACCAAAATGAACGCTGGGTGCATTTAACAGAGTTAATACAAAGAGATCAGCTGATTATTCCTGGTCATTCAAAAGCACGACGTACACGATCTTGGAAAAGATTTAATCAACAAATGTCAGACCTAGAAAAAGTGTACAGAGGACCATATCTTTTAGCTGCGGCCCCTGAGGAAAAAGGCGCTTTTGATGACTATCCAGACTCCCTAGCCATTGCTTGTTCAATGTCTGTTGCAGACACTATGCCGATGGTGACGGTATCCGAGAGCCCATTCTTCAGATAAGTCCATTAAAACGTGGTAATCTACATATATACACGTCCATTCCAACAGGAGGATAACCTATGGCTGTAGCCCCCGCCCCAATGTTCCCAGAAAAGGGTGACCCACAATTTGAGCTTGCACTTGCTCCAAGCATCCCAATGAACCGTGGTCCACTCCGCTTTGAGGAAGGCGTAGCAACCGACACCGACGTTCCAATGGACTTCAGCATTGGCGCTTATGAGGACACCGCTCCTTCGCCCATGCGGATGAACCACAACAATCCCGAGATGTTTTACAAGTACCCTGAGGAAACCATGCGTGAGCGCGCTCACGTAGGTTCCGCTACCTGGATTGAAGCCCCTGATCACCTCCGTGAGTTTGTTATGGGTTCAATGTCCGGAGATGGCATGCCCCAGTTTGAGTACTCCTATAACACAGGTGGGCACATGAATCTTCCCAACAAGACAGTTGTTTCTGGCTGAGATCTGATACAGTAAATGCTCCGTCTAAAAGGAGCATTTATGAACATTCTTCAAATAGCAGCAGCTCTGAAGTACCTTCAGCGTGTAACAGCTCGTGGAGTTGAAGAAGAGCAGGAACTGTACGCATTAATCCAATCACTTTCAAATGCGTTGCATAATGCAAAACCTGTGTATACTACAAGTGGCTCAACCGCCGCATAAACACACTCTTAACTAGAGTGGTATCACAAGGAGTATTAGATGTCAGATTCCAACGGTCTTATAAAAGACTTAATGGAGCGTCATACGGGCTCTATAAAACAAAAGTGCTCGTACACTCGCATCAAAGAAAGCATGCCCGCTGATGAAGCGGAGGCTGTTGAAAACGCAGAGAAAGCCATAAAAACTGATTCTGGCAATGGTAGAGCAAAAATCTATTCATGCACTTGGTTGTCAGAAATCCTAACCAAGAATGGCTATTCAATAAGCGCAAGCACAATCTCCCGCCATATGAATGGGCGGTGTGGTTGTGAGTGATCTTGTCAAAGCCTTAACAATTGCTCCAGAGTGGCCTGTAGTACAACCAGGGCCGTCTGTGCGTATGCCAAAGCTTTCTACAAAAGCTTCATCAAGTAAAGATGGCTACGAAACATGTGTTGTTCTTCCAGACATGCAAATTGGTTATTTTAGAGCACGTTCTGGTGAGCTTGAACCAACACACGATGAGAACGCAATAGACATTGCTTTTTCAATTATCAAAAACTTAAATCCAGATTTAGTTGTGCTCGTCGGAGACAACCTTGATTTTCCTGAGTTTGGAAAGTACAGATTAAGTAGTGCTTATGCATTAACTACACAAGCATCAATTGACAGAGCAACTGTCCTTTGTGCTCAGTTAAGAACTGTTGCACCAAACGCTAAAATAGTTTGGTTAGCAGGAAACCACGAAGAAAGATTGGTGAACTTTGTCCTCGACAACGCAAAAGCAGCATTCGGAATCAAACGTGGGGTCAGCCCTGACTCTTGGCCTGTTCTTTCTATCCCTTATCTCTGTCGCTTCGATGATTATGGGGTGGATTATGTACCGGGCTATCCAGCGGGACAATTTTGGATCAACCAAAGACTCCGTGTCATCCACGGCACAAAAGTACGCAGTAACGGGTCGACAGCGCATGCGTACCTCAACACTGAAAAGTCCTCAGTTTTATATGGGCACATCCACCGCCGCGAATGGGCAGAACGCTCACGCGACGATTTCGATGGCCCAAAAACCATCATGGCCGCATCCCCTGGTACGTTGGCAAGATGTGACGGAACCGTACCATCGACAAAAGGATCTATAGATCTAGATGGTAGACCAATGACTATTGTTGAAGATTGGCAACAGGGTATTGGCATTGTGACCTACCAACCTGGCGAGGGAAACTTTTTCTACGAACAAATTCCATTCCATAATGGAACAGCATTTTTTAGAGGGAAGTTTTACAATGCACAAACCCAAAAAGTCTAAAAACCCCACTACTCCTAAGTTAGCCATTATCACGTGGTTAGACGCATTTGATGGACCGACTGGGTGGGTAGATCCTTCGGATTACAAACCCCGCCCAGTTCGTCCCATCTCAGTTGGATGGGTAGTAGACGACTTTTTGAAAGACCACATAACGCTGGTCGGTACCTACTTAGTAGACCTCAATGATTCACAAAATCCGGTGTACTATAGCAATCCCTCTCATATCCCTTTGGGAATGGTACAATCAATAACATACATTGACGTTCCAAGTTCAATAGAACAACTCATTATTAATGATTTAAACACCAGGGGATTTAATGCCGATTGATTTCTGGTCACCAAGTTACAGAGCTTCTTCTAGTGACTTAACTGTTGCTATATCACCCCTTGGTCTAGTTGAGTTAGCTGACGAAGAGTTTGAGGTACACGGACCTAGGCTGAACAGATACAGCGCTTGTTGGGCTTGGTACCTTGGTCACCACTGGTCTTACCGTCGTGAACAGGGTGAGCAAAACATCACTCTAAATTACACAAGAACGTTTGCTGACTACATTACAAACTTTTGTTTTGGTAAAGGTCTTCAATGGAAAGTGCCAGAACAAAATGCTGCAATCATTCCCCATCTATTACATAAAGTCTGGGAAATAGACAACTCAAAGCATAATGTGCTTTGGGAAATGGGGCAGTTAGCCGGCGTTACTGGTGACTGCTTCGTAAAGGTTGCTTACGAAGAGCCATACATTGACCCACTAGGAATCATGAATGAGGGACGAATCAGAGTAATTCCTCTAAACCCAGCGCACTGTTTTCCCGAGTATCACCCACACGACCGTGATCGACTACTTCGGTTTAAACTTAAATACCGATTCTGGGGTACTTCACCTGAAGGAACACGCCAGGTATACACCTTTACAGAAATACTTACTGATGACAGCATTGAACAGTACATCAATGACGAACTAGTAGATCAGTACCCTAATCCAATTGGGCGTATTCCCGTAGTGCATATACCAAATATGACAATCTCTTCGTCACCTTGGGGTCAGTCTGATATCTGGGATATCATTCCCTTAAACCGTGAGTTAAACGAAAAGATGACTGAAATATCGGACATCATTAACTACCACGCAGCTCCGGTAACAATCATTATTGGAGCAAAAGCCAGTCAACTTGAACGCGGTCCAAAGAAAGTTTGGGCAGGTTTGCCAAAGGATGCATCTGTAACCAACCTAGAATCTCGTGGTGACATGGCTGGAGCGCTTCAGTACATTCAATTCTTAAAGCGTGTAATGCATGAAATAACAGGTGTACCTGAGACTGCATTAGGTCAATTCCAGCCGGTGTCAAACACGTCTGGTGTGGCGCTGTCTATTCAGTACCAACCTCTAATGAACCGTTATAACATGAAACGGATTCACTTTACAAAAGGTCTAGAGAAAGTTAATGAAATAATTATAAGAACTGCTGCTATTTTCCAACCAGAGTTGCTTATATATGATCCCTCTAAAGCTGAGGCCCCAGAGGGCGATCAACTACCACAGCTAGATCCATCTGATCCCCTTACCTATAAGACACAGGTTCACTGGCCAGAACCACTGCCAGTTGATGTACTCATTAAACTTAATGAAGCTCAGGCCAAAATGGCAATGGGTCTTGAATCCAAAGAAGGCGCTTTGCGTACTCTTGGTGAAGAATTCCCACGTGAAAAACTTGCTGAGATTTTTGAAGAACTGCGAGATGACGCTGTTGATCAGGGAGCGCTTGACATGCTTCGCGCACAGATTAACCAAGCAGTCATGCTTGCCACAGGCTTGTTACCTGGCCCCGAAGGTACCAGCACGGTACCCGCTGGAGGTGCTAATGTAACAAGTGCAGGTTCACCACAATCTGGAGGTCCATTACCCGGTCCTCAAGCAGTTGGTGGTCCTGTAGAAGGAATGGTAAACAATATAGTTGCAAAGGCATACGGAGCTAGGCTCGCCCAGCGCCGTGTTCCTGATGAAGAATAAATAGTTGTTTTAAAACAGTCATTATCAGCCCAACTAAAAGAGGTTAACTTATGTCAAAATTTGAAGATGGTATTCAGGTTCCCGTAGATCCGGAAGAAGCGCCGGCTCCAAAGGTTCAGGAAGAAAAGTATTTCTCCGAAGAGGACATCCAAAAGGTGCGCCAACAGGAGAAGGAAAAGATGTATAAGCGTCTTGAAGACGCTGATCATCGTGTCAAGTCAATGGAAGAAAAGCTAAACATTCTTAGTAGCGAGCGTGAAAAGGCTATTAAAGAAGCCGAAGATCGCGCTAAGAAAGAAGCTGAACTCATTCGTCAACGTGAGCTTGAAGAACTGAGCGCCAAAGAACTCCTCATAAAGAAAGAGGATGAGTGGAGCCAGCGCATCAATCAAGTTGAGCACGAATGGGGCCAGAAGTTTGCTGAGTTAGAAAAGCAACGTCAGGCGCAAGAAGCCATGCTTGAAAAGGAGCGCTATCTCCAGCAACTAGAGTCTTACCGCCAGAGAAGAATCCAGGCGGAATCAGAGACGATCATTCCAGAGCTGCGTGATCTTATTTCAGGTAATACTGAAGAGGAGATTGAAAACAGCATCACCGTACTTCGTGATAGAAGTACTGCTATAATTGAATCAATCCAGCAGGCGAGTACCCCTCGTTTGAAGGGGGCTCCGGTAACGGCTCCCCCGTCTGGGCCACTGGACAACCAAACGGATTACCAAACGGTTAGCGCGGAGGATATCCGCAATATGCCGATGGATCAATATGTAAAAATGCGTGAAAGATTACTGTCAGCAACACGGACTCAGCAACGAGGACGTTACTAAACCCAAACTAACCCTATCCATCGGAGGATATTAACATGGCATTACCCGCACCCGCAGGTGGAGCAATTACAGGTACAGCTACCGGTTCAGTGACCGGTTATACTGACGGTAGTTCCGCTCTATCCCCAGCAATCCAGCAAATTTGGTCAAAGGAAATCCTTTTCCAGGCCATGCCCGTACTTCGCTTCGAACAGTTCGCTGTTAAGAAGACCGAACTCGGTGTCATGCCCGGTTTGACCATCAACTTCATGCGTTACAACAACCTATCAGTTGATGAGTCAGCAGGAGCTACACTTAGCGAAGGTACCCGTATGGAGCCCGTAGCTTTGTCCGCAAGCCAAATTCAGATCACCGTAAGCGAGCATGGTAAGGCTGTGGCTGTTACCGAGTTGCTGCTCAACGCATCTTTCGATGACGTCATGGCATCAGCTTCTCGTCTACTTGGTCGTCACATGGCCCAGAGCATGGACATCCAAGCTCGTAACACCCTCTACAAGAACGGTGTACCGTTCGGCGGTGGATCAGCAGTTCCTCCAAGCGTTGTGTTTGGTCGTACGGCTGCTTCTACCCGTGGAGCAATTAGCCCCTACGACGCCGGTACCCTTGGCACCGCTTCTTCACCCGGTTACCTCAGCCCAGCATCCATCAAGGATGCCGTTGAAGTTCTCGCCGGACAGAACATCCCACGCCTTGGTGACACCTACGTATGTTTCGTACACCCAAGTCAGAGCCGTTCACTTCGTGACTGGCCCGAATTCATCGAAGTCACCAAGTACGCCGCTCCCGGCAACTTCATGCTTGGTGAAATCGGTCGTTTGTACGACGTAGTTTTCATTGAAACCACCCAAGTCAAGAAGGGCCTAGATGCTACTGCATCAACTGCTCCTCTGTACGGAATGGGTTCAACCCTTGACACCAGTGCTACTTCTGGTTTCCAAGAAAACGCCGACGCTTACAACGCCATCATGATCGGTGACAACGCCTTCGGTCACGCAATCAGCCTCCCGGTTGAACTTCGTGACGGT